GGTCCTAACCCGGGTTTGTTGGTGCGGAGCCTGCTGCCCCTGCCGGCGCAAACGTGCAACCTCTTCGTCCGATCGGATCACCGTCGCCGGGATGCCAGTCGTATCGACCAGATATTTGACCAGCTTGTCGCTGTCCAAGTAATCCATGACAGGCGCCACCTCGGCGATCTGCATCATCACTTCGAAGCCACGCAGCATGGACTGCAGGTCCGTCAGCTTCTGCGCCTTGGCCAGCGGCGAAACGTATTCGATCTCAATGTCGCGCCCCTGCAGCTCTTCAGGTGCAGGCGGCAAGACGCCGTTGCGCAGCAAGATCCCGAACACGCGCGAGATCAGCGGCTGCAGCATCTCAGACTGCAGACGACCAAGCACAGGCCCAAGCAAGCGCATCTTCTCTTCGTTGCGCTGCAAGACCTCAGTCGCCGTCATGGTCTGGCCCTGGGACAGCAACAGCTGATCGACATAGAACGCCTGGCGGATCGCGTTGCGACGCTGCTCCTCCATGTTCAGACCGAGCGGGTTGTTTGCGCCGATGTTCAGCGGCTCCATCCGATCGCGCGTGCCGGCTCGGTAGAAGTTCAGCGACCCAGGCGTCGTGCGGATCGGCATGATGAACCCATCATCCGGCACCATCAGCGGCGGGTCGATCTGCTTCTGCGCTGCCCGGATCGTGACCTCGGACATCTTGTTAAGCATTTTCACATCAGGCAGCGCCGTCATCGCCGGCGATCGACCATAGACCGAAACGCTGTCTTTCACAAAGCGCGGCACCATAAACGGGAAATCGTCAAAGCCGCTCTCCGACAGCAACGCCTTGCTGTCCATGTGGTAATACACAGACGCGATCGCCTTGTTCTTCGCAGCCCGACCAGGCTTGCCGGTGCGGGGGTAGACGGCATGCAGGATCGTATGCTCGGTGTACGGGCTGTTCTCTACGTCCTTCAGCACGGCAGGCGGCAATGCATCGCGACCGAACTGCTGCTCGATCGCACGCGCCGTCATCTTGAACTTGCGGTAAACCGTATCAACAACGCCGTTCGCATCTTCGGAGATCGAGATCTCGGCAATGTGGCGTGTGCCAAATCGAACGCCATCATCCGCACCTTCGACGTAGATCGCGCCCGTTCCGAACACCACCAGGTCGAAATACAGCTCATGCACCTCCTGCTGGAAGTTCGAGCGGTGGAACGCCTGGTACATCTGGTCGATGCAGCTCTCCAGCCATTCATTCGCCGCGTCGCTGCCCTGCAGCTCACGCTCCCGAAACCGCATCGAGAACCACGGCGTAGATGGCGAGGTCAGCATGCCGTGCAGCGAAGACGCCAACAGCTCGACCGCATGAATAGCCGTGCCGTCATAGATCAACTCGGTGCGCTTGTCGCCCTGCGTGCGCTTCTTCACGATGTCCGCTTTGCGCGGCAGCATGTAATCCGCCAGCTCTTGCCAGTGCTTCTCCCAATTCGAACGTGCATTGGCCAGATCGCGATACCGCCGATCTAGCCGCGAAACCAGCGGATCTACACTTGCCATTACATGCCCCCGTAATTGGCCATCAAACTCTGCCGCACGCGGCCAGTCTGCTTTTTCTTCGACATATCTCCGCCCTCCATGCGGCCAGCCATGCGCTGGTTTAGCCGCTCAAGCGGATCAACCGTCATGGCCGACGAAATACCCTGCGTCGGCTGAGCAGCCTCGGCGCCCATGCGGCCAGACTGCCGCTTATATTGATCCCGCAACATCATACGATCAGGCCGCCGCCGATCAAACTGCGGCGTCGCCGCGTCGTGCCTTCACCACCGGCCAGCAAACCGCGCGGCGATGTGGCGATCGTTTGCGCCAATCCCAATTTGCGCTGCTTCTCAGCTGCCGTTTCGCCAGCCCGCTCAATCCGCTCTTCCTGCTCTGGCGTCATGCCGCTCTCAGTTTCGACAGGAGGTGGTGCAGTTTCTGCGGGTGTGTCATCCACGACAGGTGCTTCCTCAACCGGCGCCGCAGGTGCTGCAGGCTCGGGCCGATCGTTATCGTCGCCGCCGCCTGGAGGGTTTGCTGCCAAATTGCGCTGAGCGCCCTGGATATTCCGCATCACGTTACCAGGATCTGTGCTGGTCAGGCCGCGCAGGCTGAATGGACTGTAGTCAGGCTCCGACTCACGCTGCCCAGCCTCAAAGCCAAAACGAGGCATGTCGCGCGTGGCTACATATTCGGTTCCACCATCATCAAGTGATCGAGACAAAATAGACGGCTTTTGCGTGGGACGCCGAGAACTGGTTGGCGCGCGATCGTTGCCGCTGTCAGACTGGCTGCTGCTGCCGCCACTAAAGGCATCTCTTATCGAGTCAACGAAATCACTGAACCATGACATATCTCACCTCACGTTGTGAACGGGTCATAATCCATGACCGCCTGTATCTGGGGTGGCCTCGACCGATCCCCCGTTTCCCTAATCCCAACCGCCAAGTACCGAAACGCATCGGCAGCGTGGCTAGTCCAGTCGTGAACAGGCGACGCGCGGAAAGACCGCGTGCGCTCGTTGTAGGCGCGATGATACTGCCTTAACGCCTCCAAGCCAACCTTTGTCTTATCTCGGTCAAACCACAGCCTCGGGATCAACAACTGCGCCGCGTGTATCCCGTCCTCAACCGGCAGCTTCGGCACGATCCGAAAGTTCAGCCCAAGATCCCACGCCACCTCACGCCGGCTCTTCCCGCTGCCCAGCTCCCGCACCTCAATGTCATGCGGCGCATAATGCTCACCATACAAATACCGCCGCTCCGACAAGATCTTGCAGTAATGCGGCAAGCCCTCGTTCCGCGCCTCATAGTAATCGATCACATGGATTGCACGCCCAACCGTCTGCGTGAACCAAATCGCCGTGCTGTCACCAACCCCAAGATCCCACCAGGTATCAACCCGATGCGCCGGATCATACGGCACGTTCGAGATCTTGCCGGCGTTCTGCGCCGCCTCCAACTCCTTCCCATAAATCGCACCAGGCACGTTGGCGTTCCAGCTGCACTCAAATTCCTGCTGATACTGGTCATGCGTCATCGTCTGACGTGCTGCCGCCAGTTCCTCATCATCCAAGATCCCAGTCTCGCTGGCCTTGTAAACCGCACACAGCCAGTTCTCATCAGCCGCCGCCTCCTCATACAAATCGTAAAAGGCGTTGTGACCCTTTGGGGTACCGACGAACACAGCCCAGCCCTTGCGATCGGACAAGGCAGGCCTGATTACCTCGGGGAACACATTCTCTGGCATCTGCGCAACTTCGTCCATCACGCAGCCGTCGAGATAAATACCGCGCAGGCTGTCCGGGTTCTCAGCACCCAGCAAGCTGATCCGCGCGCCGGTCGGCAGATCACACCGCAGTTCCGTCTCATGGAACTTCACGCCAGGTATCCCGCCGGCAAATTGCTTTAGGTAGTCCCAGGCTACATTCTTCGCCTGGCGATAGGTGGGTGCCATGTAGGCATACCGGGGGTTCGTCTTCCCACACATGATGGCGTCACGCAGGATGTGGTTGATTGCCCAGACGGTCTTGCCGAAACGGCGGTGGCAGACGACAACCCCCCAGCGCTTTGCTTGCATCTCTGCGTGCAGGCTGAGCTGCAACGGCCTCGGGGCGTATGGGATGACGATTTCCATCAGTGTACCTGCTCTGTGCGTTCGAACTCGATGATGCCGAAATGGTCTAGGATATCCTCGTACAGGTCAAGCAACAGCATCGTCAGCTCGACCAGCTCAACGTATTCGTAATCATCTGGATTATCCATCATGTCGCCCAGGTCGTCCTGCATGGCCTGGATGTGGTTGATAATCGCTGGGTGGAGTTTTGACATTTAGGCAGCCTCAGACAGCGTGGATGTTTTCTGCACCCGACATATCGCAGTAGAAGATGGCGGGCGGTTTGGGGGAGGGTGGGGGTCCGGCCCCCCGAATTGGAACGTTCTTATCCTGTAATGCGTATTATGTTAAGTCGCAAGGCCAATAATATCAAAGGCTTAGCGGTTTGACGCCCAGAAACCGGGGCATCAACACAACATCTTGTGCCGGGGTCAGGCATGCCGGCAGGCAGCCCACCCCCCGCGCGTAGCTGGCGACACAGCGCGTGTGATATATAGG